ACCAATTGATTAACAGTCAACTGCACTACCGCTGTGCTACACTGGAATAACTTGGCGACTCGTGGGAGAATCGAACTCCCATAAGCGGATAGACAATCCGCTGTAATGACCATTATACTAACGAGCCAAAAACTTGGTGGAGAATACTGGGATCGAACCAGTCGTACCCGAAGGTGGCGGATTTACAGTCCACTGCATCACCATTGATGCTTCTTCTCCAAATACTTTTGGGGTGACTACTGGGAGTTGAACCCAGACTAGCAGAATCACAATCTGCGTTGCTACCATTACAACATAGTCACACCAAAAGAATCTGTGATAGTTTTTGGGGTAAAGGGAAACTATCAAACCTTGCGCACTTGCATGGGTGCCATTTGTTTAGTGTTATCTGCTCGATTTAGGGGTCTGGTGCTTCCATCCCATAGCGACTAAGCAGTTATATTAGGATCCGTCCCTCGCCAGTTGGACCCGCATAGTCATAGCGTCCTATGACGATACCCTGATAACACTAAACAAATGGTACTCGGTACCAGAATCGAACTGGTCTTACTGCCGTGAAAGGGCAGTGTCCTAACCGATAGACGAACCGAGCATTACCAAACAGAAACATATTAGGATGTTAGTCATCAACCATCACCTGATGGATTCTCACGGCATCGTCTACCGATAAGACAACTTCCACATTACGATTCAACATTATCCAGCGTGACCACCGTATCAACATCAACGACTATGGGTTCCAGCCATACTCTCCGCTTCGTTTCCATCTTTCCTGTAATCTAGCGAGAGCCAATCCGTCGATTGGTTCACTCTCCTAAACCACCTACTGGTGTTGGCAACCTAATATGTTTCTGTTTGGTAACAATAAAACAAAAAACCCTCTAACTTTTCAGGTAGAGGGTTTTGAAAAATAAACTTAAAAAGTTTTTACTTCACAAAACCCCCAGCAAGATACTCTGAGTGTAATCCTGTCCAACCATTGCATGATGGTAAACCATTTCTATAGTGGGTAGGTATTAATATCATTCTATTTCCTTTGTTTCCTTGTTCTATTTATATCAATTATACCTTATAATTTAATAAATGTCAAACTTTAAATTACTTCTCCACCAACTGGTCTTGCAGCAGGACATAGCATTCCATCAGAACCTTTTTGACATGCATCCAGAATTCTAAGAACTTCAGCTGCATTTCTACCAACTGAACCACTGTTAATACTGATATGTTGTATAGTATCAAATTGATCAACAATGTATGTTGCTCTAAAAGGAACACCATCGTCATCAACGATACCCATATCAAACGCAAGTTCATTGTTTGCATCTGCAACCAAAGTGTGTTTAATATTCGTCAACAGTGGATTAGATTTCTTCCATGCCAATTTACAATATTCATTGTCAGGAGATACGCCAAATACAACTGCATTTAATTTCTCAAACTCTGGAACCAGATTATCAAAATCAACAATTTCAGTTGGACATACGAATGTAAAATCTTTCGGATAGAAATAAACAATCTTCCATTTCCCAGGTGTTAAGAATGATACCATCTCTGGTTCATCTTTGCCAGGAACTGCAGCAGGATGTTGATCCTGTCTGATCCACTTCGGGAAAGAATTTCCCACAATTCTAATAATACCTTTTTGATCTTCAATTAATTTCGCCATTAGTTTAACTCCAATTTAGCAGTAGGTGTATCAATTTTTCCTAACATCATAACATTAAATGCAATGCTAATTCTGTCTTCGTTTTCATTTTTTGTAAATCCTCTATCGACTCCATGGTAAAGCCATGCTGGCCAAAGAAGTAATGTTCCTTTTTTCGCTGGATATCTAAACAATCCCGCATTGTATTCAAACATTTGCTCATACGATGGTTCAAAAACTCTTGCTGCTGGGCGAGGATCTACGAATGCAGTCCCACCACAATCTTCTGGAGTCTTAATATACAAAAGTCCAGACACAAGGCAGTTTGGATGCATATGCACTGGATGCCTGTGATTTGGATTAGTTACATTCGCCCACATATTTGTTATGTAATGTGTGTCTCGTTTGACACGCAAAAAATCTAAAAAATTCGCAGACTCTGCTAGAGCTAAGTTACTGAATTCTTCAATATCAGGATAGTCCTCCATCAAGTGCAATTGATCGCTGGTAACAAAATTCCCTGCTTCAAAGTTTCCGAGTTTTTCGTCTCTCATTTTGAGAATAACTTTTTCCAGTCTGTCACAAAGAGTCATATCTTGTAACTGTCCACTGATTAGTGGTGTTGGAAATAGTGTTGTTATACCAGCACTGACTAAATGCCCTGTGGTACCCTGCTGTGGCTGTTGTTCTTGTTCACTCATACCTTATTCACCTCAACTTTACATTTGTTTAAAAAATTTATACCCAATTCATCGCGATAAGAATTACGATAATATATACTACTTATGCCTGCACCATGAATTAGTTTAGCACAATGAATGCAAGGAGCATGAGTACAGAATAAACTGGAACCATTGCCTGATTCACCATCACGAGCCAGTTTGATAATAGCATTTGCTTCAGCATGTATAACCTCGTCTTTTGTTTTTAATTCAACAGTGTCATCTGACAACTGTATAACTTCTTCACAATCATTTGTCCAACCAGCAGGCATACCATTGTAACCAATAGAGATAATCCTATTATCCTTGACTACAACTGCACCAACCTGCAATCTTTTTGCCGAACTCAACTGAGCGAATCTCTCAGCTGTGTCCATAAATGCATCAACCCACTTCTGTTTCATTAATGAATTATTTCCTGTGGTATGTCATTGCGAATCAACGGATTTGTCGAAACTTCCTGACACAATTTTCTAAAATCTGAACCAGCCCCAACTGCATCACAAAGCAACATCAATCTGGCAAGCATAACACTTGACACCAACAGTGCCGTAGAGTCATTGTTTTGGGCGAGTCTAATCAAAATATTGTCTATTTGATAAGACAAATTTTCCAATTTTGTATCATCCACGAAAACTCTCCATCCACTGTTTTAAAATATCTCGTGCTTCATGTTTGGATAAACCAAATTCTTTTTGAAGATAGGGTGCTGCTCCAAACATGTTAGTAACACCACTCTCACGCAAAACATTCAAATACGAAAAATATTCGTTCATAATTTCATCACTTTCTCAATTAAAGATTTCGCTTCTGTTACATCATCAACAACATCATTCTCAGCAAGTGTTACAAGTTCTTCGAGTGTTTCACATTGCTGTTTTTGAGCGTAACATAGAGTAGATTTCCACTCCATGTATTCCTCATAACTATCAATCGCCCACATTTTGTCAAGCATTTTTACTTGTCGTTTTGTAAGACCATTAATTGTAATCATGCAGTTTCCTTGAAAATTGTAGACCATGTCAGTAACTTGTTTAATTTTTCGCTCTTCGCAGTCATCACTGCCGATTCACTAACCATGCCATTATCAATCATTAAATCAATCATACACATAAGGTCGCCAATTTCTTCTTCTAAATGTTCACGATTTGTTTGACCATTGTACTCATAATCCATACCAAATCGAAACACTTTACTAATCGCCTGAGTTACCTCAGCACATTCTTCCTGTGCGATTAATAATATTTCTTGATTCGATTCATTAATTTTATTCATTTTTATAAATTTATTCACTAATTCTTTCTTCCCATCTTTGTTCAACAATTTCATGCACCCATTCTACTGGACATTTTAACTCATCAGCGATTTCTTCGCAAGATTTATATTCTGCACCTTTGTAGGTGTCAAGAGCCCAATTAATATTTTCCCAAAGTTGTTTCATTTGTGCCATATTATCCTCACTCAGACATATTCAAAATACGACTGTCAAATTCCATAAAACTGGTTTCGTGTGGAACGAACACAATTTGACCAACACGATTTTTTTTATTCGCTTTGGTTTCAAACTTAACAAATTTGTCAGCAGTCACAGTAATTTTGAAACATTTGAATCCTGGTTCTGTGCAATTTGCATTTTCAACAACACCCTCAACAAAAGCATCGTCGCGACCAGCGCATGGTTTAAAATCATAAGCACGGATAATGTCACCAACTTTAGCAATATTTGTAAATTTCAACATTTTAGATCCCTTTTCAATCATCATAAGATAATTATACCCGAATTACGAATTAATGTCAAGCACCAATGGGAATAACCCTACCAGCAGTAGGGTTATTTTGGGTCTAAAAGTCGTCCTTGGAAGATCTACACGGACTTTACAGGGGTCTTTTTGGGGGTTGTAGGCTCGGTTTTGGGAATTAAGTTCACGCTCTCAGCCCACTTTCTGGTGAGTTTTGGATAGAGTTTGTGAAGGGTTTGATCCTTAACAGCCAACATTAGAGCTACTTCATCAGCATGAAGTCCTTCTAAAAGACCAACAAACATTTGCTCTCGTTGAAGTTGTTTCAAGTCGGCTCGGCAAAACACATAAAATCTACGGAGTTCTGTCAATAGATTTACTGGTGTCATTCCGAGTGGCTCAGAAGATTTTTTGTATGGAGGATCTCCCTCAGGAAGAAGAAACTTCTTGTCTTTCATGTATGCATGCTGAAAGATAATTGACAATGCAGGTTTTTGTTTGATATACTTTTCTGCGTTTTTGTAATCAGTATTAATTTCTTTCAAGATTTCTGTAATAATTCTACTCATTAAAACTCCTCAATTTCATCTAGTAATAATCGACATCTATTCGCAATCAAATAATTCATGATGCTCATTTTATCGCCCTTTGGTTTACTACTTAGGTATTCATCGAGAATCGTTTTCTGAATAGCATCAGGAATGCTCTCAAACTGCACCAGAATTTCATTTCGTTTCCAGTTGCGTTTCTCTTCATCATTGCGACAAGCATCATATCCCTTCTCAAAAAACTCAGCAAGTCTTTTCGCAGATACTGGTGTTTGTCTGTCGCCAACAGCAAAACAATTATCTTTACTCAAGATATTTGGAATGCCGTCGCCAGAATCACCCTTGACGATATGCTCAACTAAATTTGTATGAAGATCGCTCTGCTTGGCTGTAATCATTTTACGCAACAATGGACTGTACTGCTTCACATTAGTATACTTATGTAACTGTTTGAAATCCTTGTCGCTGGAAACAATCATTACATTCTCATTGAACCCAAACTCTTGTGTTTGTTTAGCCAATACTGCAATGATATCGTCTGCTTCGCACTGGTCGATGTGTAGAATTTTGTAAGGAAAGTGTTCCTTCATCTCATCACGAATCACACCAAGTGTGTCGAAAATCATATGCCAATCTAAGTCAGATGCTTCTCTGGCTTTCTTACGACCAGACTTGTAGTACTCAAAATATTGACGACGCCAATAGTTGCGACCATCGCAACAAATAACTATGTCGCCATAGTCCTTACCATACTTTTTCTTGTATGATTTGATTGTTGATAGAGTCGCATGACGAATCAAATCGGTTGTTGCTTTGGCATCACCTGACATTAACTCTTTCTTGAAGGAAAGAATATTAGCCAGTGATACCTGCGAGTAGTCAATTAGAATCATTTTAAAATACTTTCAAGAGGATACATTCTTCATTAACACGACCATTGACTGATGCTTCTTTAGTTGTCAATGCTTTATATGCTGCATTGAGTGGACGCTTACCCATACCTTGGTAACTAGACACCAACTCTGGCTTACGTAAAGTTCGACCACCTGAATTAGATGGATCGTAACCGATGATAGTAGTTCCCTTGACGGACAAACCCTTGTCATCCATAGCACGATAAACCTGTAGTTTCTTGTACTTGGTATTGAATACCCACAGTTCTTGACTGTTGATAATACCAGAAGCCAAGACAGACTTAATACCATAATCAGTATCTTCTTTCTTAAACTTCATCTTGGCAACCAACACACCTGCTGGTTTCTCTTTACGCTTGCGAGGAGCACGAGTTGCCTTGGCAACCTGAACCTGCAAACCACACGCTTCACCAATAGATTGATAAAGTGCCAACAGTTTCTTAATCTTTGTTTTCTTGAGATGAGAGTAACCTTCGTTAAGTTGCTCATCATTACCTTCAAGAACTTCTTCAAGTTCTGCAATGGTTTTATCAAACATGTTTACCATGAGTTTGGCAACAGGTCCACTGATTTGATAATGTTTCAAGACAGTTGCTGCATCAAAAGACTTATCATTAATCACGAACTCGTCAATCAATCCCTCAAATTCGCCAGCCATTTCTCGTGCTTTGTCGAGCATGCGTTCTTGAATTGAGACAACATTTGCTGCTTCTTTAGCAGCAGATGCATCAACTTCTTTCTTTGTTGGTTCAGGTTTGGGTAGGGTTTCTTTCAACTCAGCAAATTTATTTGCAAAATATACAGCTTCCTTCTCCATTAATTCTGAACCAGTTTCTTGTAGTCTGGCAAGGACACCTGCTTGACGGAAAAGTTTCTCATCAAGTTTGTTTAATTGAATTGCCAATTTCTTGTCAGTTTTACCAACAAAATGTATGAACCATTTCTTCTTATCTTTGTCGTCATGATGCGCATTAAAATAATTCAATGCATGTAAAAGATCGACTTGATAATTTTCTGAACGAAGTGTTGGTTCGTCACCTTTCACCATGCGTTCCATTTTTGCTGCTCGCAACTTATTTTTAGCTGATGTAGCCATAGGGTAATCTCCTCATTAAGTATTAATTATACCCTATTTACGAATAAATGTCAAGCATTATTTTTTGAAGGTTGCACCAGTGGTTCCACCGACTACACCACCCAAAACCACTGCAGCCATCCAAGTATCCAATGTTAATGGAATTGCTAAGACAGGGAATAATGTATTAAGAGACCAGATTGTAGCAATTGGTATTAACACCAAAAATGCAACAATAATCAAGAGAGCCAATAATATCTTACCCATTTTTAATTATTCTTTTCTTGTACGATTGTTTCATATAACTCTTCGAACTCTTCATGTTCAGCAACTTCTTGGTTATAGTTTTGTTTATGGTATACCTTTGCCATACGATTCAATGTCTTGACTGACAGATTGAATTGCTTGGACATATCCTTGACAGTTTCACGAACCAAGTCACGCTCTGCTTCCATGCGTGTCATTGAACCACTAATTTCTGCCAACATCTTTTTAATCTTATCGCGATCAACTGGACTTGAAATTTGACTCATGCTACATTCCATTCAATATGTTTAATGGATCCTGTGTTAAAAGATCTCCACTCTTGTTTTTCTAAATCAAATGCAGCAACTGCATCACCAGTTGGCTGTGAACCAGTTCCCTTTGGAAGTTTATCGGTTGGGATTAGATCACTCTGTTTAGTGCAAACCATTCTTCGTTCGCTTCCATCCTTTTTCGTAAAAGTTACAGCAACTGTGGACTCTGACAAATATTCACGCAGCCATTCTGCGAACTCAGGTGTATTGACAATAGTATCTGGATCTACACCAGATGCTCTTGCTAAAGAAATAAAATCAATGCTACTATCACTCGTTATCATATCGTTCCCCGATTGTATTAAAAAATTTACAAAATTGTTTAAAATGCTCTTTGTCTAAATTAAATTGAATGTCTGAATATATCTGTTTGTCTTTGTGTGTAGGATCAACATTTCTTCGCTTGAATGTTATAGTATGAATGTCATATTTCTTCTCATGCTCATGTTCAAGACGAACCTGATATCCATCGCTGAAGTCAATCTCAGCATACTCAACTACATTACGCTGTAGTGTTATCATACGGAATCACCTTTACTTTAATAAATCCACCATCACCATTCTCCACTTCTTGAGCAGAAACTAAAATTGGTGATGTGCTGTCAAATTTCGACCATTTAGATTTCAACACATACCCCTCAATAAATTCTCGGTTTACAGTAATGGATAACTGATCCGATACACTTGTTTTTGATTGTAACAAAGCTGGCACCTTTCTATTGTAGTTCATTGTTAATAAAATCCTGTGAGAGTTGTAGAGAATTGTTTAAAGATTTTTGTGCTACTCGTAACCCATATTCCATCTCTCGTTTCTGCTGCTTCAATGAATGAATCTCTTGTAAATTTGTTTGATAACTTGTATACAAATCTATAGTATCTTTTTTAAGATTCTCAACCCAAGTAGTAACTTTAACAATAGTCACCCAAGTACCATCAGCAAGTTTAGTATGTCCATCACGAATACGAAACTCGTCAGTCCACCTCGCACCATTTTTATAATCGGGCATCGGCTCAAACAAAAACAATTCTTGTTCTGATAGTTTTTTTATCAGAAGATCGAAGTCTCTCTCAACTATGTCTTTACCATAAAACATTATTCATTCTCCTCGTACTCATACTCTTCTTCTTTATCATTCATTGCAGCATGAATATCGCAGAGAGTCATATGCCACCCATCAGTATAAGTTTTTCCTGGAGCACCACATTCTTCACAAGTACGATAACTCATCGACTCAGCGAAAGTAATATAACTGTAATGTTTATCAGTTGCAGCTTGCACATAGAATCGAAGACCACCAAACTTTTCTTTTACCTGAGAAGCAACTGGAACTCTCAATGCTTCTTCTTCCATTTTTGTTTTGCGTTTATCAATCTCTTCTTGAGTAATAATTTTACCAGAAGCAGATCCATCAGCATTGTAACCATATGTTGGCTCACCAAGTTTATCTTTGATATATTCATATTGGCTTTTCGCATTACGATATTCAGAAGTCAATAGACCGCAGAGAGTATCAATGATGTTATACCAACCATTACCACACTCAATTCCCCAACACATCGCTGTGGTTCGCATATCTGCATTACGATCTTTAAATATCAGCGGATACTTTGCACAGAGTGCTTCGTCAAGTTCTTTACGCATTTAATACCATGTCCTATGTTTTTCTGCAATATGTTCACGACCATCATACTCATGAATTTCCCAATCAACATCATCAGGAATTGTTACAATCTTGAGATTAGAACACCAATGATTGGCTTTCTCGCCAAGTGTCAAAACAGTTTCCACTAAAAGCGGATCGCTTCGTTCGATATCATGATCCCAAAAATAATTTTCATCACTTACTACACCATTTTTGTAGAAATCGCTACCAAAGGTAGTAGACATGTCATCTTTCGTAACCTTAACAAGATTAAGTTTCTTGAGTTTGCCATAGTGTTCTATTGCTTCATCACTCAAGCCAAATCCACCAAAATCAGTGTTGATAACGATCTGCATATGTTTCTATTGCCTTTACTTTTAACATTTTATGTACCAGTTTATCTTTACACATATATGGAACTGACAGATATGGGAACTCTAAAATAAATGGACAACCATCAATTCCCCAAGCACCAGTTTCAAGAAATTCCGCATAGTGTTTAACATGTTCTTTTTTATTTGGATTAAAAAATACTTTTTGTTTTATAATCGCATCAAGAACCATTCGGATCCTCCTTTAAACCTCTCCATCTTCCAATTTTAATTTTCTTACCATCACCATTGACCCACTTTTTACCATCCCAATCTGCATATTCTGCAAATGGCCAGTTAGGATGCTCGGGATCTTTTGCTTCGTATCTACCAACATGCGCTGGTTTAATTTTTGGATCGAACCATTCTGTTTTCGTTGCTTCCTCTTCTTCATACTCAGCTTGTGATTCAAGTTCTTCTTGTTGACTGTGGTAGTAATCAACCAAACCAGTGAAGTCTTTAATATCTTCGGGAAGTGCTTCTAGCGAAGCAAGATCGGTGCAGTCATACTCATAGAAATCATCTTCACCATCATTCCAGATACCAGCAAATGCACAACCACCCTCATTATATACAGCATTCACATGCCACTCGTTTTCGTGCATGAATTCATATAATGCTATCGGTGGTGACCAAGCAGTTTCAAATGAAATCCAAACAGTTTCATCATCATATCGTTCATAGTCGATAATAGAAATTTCCCATTTGGTTCCCCAATTAGTCACATTCCAACTATACCAATTATCTTTCTCAGATTCTGGCATTGGGCGCAAATATTGAAACACTTGTTGATCTTCTTTATTTTCTAATACAGCAACCAGACCATCAATTTTATCTTTACTCGCAGTAATAGTTGCAGCATTATCACACCAGTTTGGCATAGCATTTCCTTTTCATTAATCTATAAGACTATTATACATGATAACTCAATTTTAGTCAAGTTGATTTTGCAATCCTAAAGTTGCAGGACTGTGATCTAATCTATCACCATGCTCATCTGAATAAAATGTTGCATCCCAATCTAATATTTTAATAGATAAGTCGTAATGCAATAAATCATAATCAGTAAATTCAAATGTATCTGTGTACACTCTAAATCTATATTGCCCATCTCCGCAATAAATTAACTGTCCCTCTACTCCAGATGCAGATTTTATTTTCATATCAAACCACCAAGTGAATAACTATCAATACAAGCAATAAAAATATTACAATAAAATCTGATGCTCTCATCTGGATACCCTCAATTCTGCGTCTGGAGTTTCCCAGCAAGCATTACGATAACGATAGACAAAACTAACCAACCCATCATACGAACCCCATCCATTTTCAGGATTAAATTTTTTAAACTTCTCAGGATCGCTTAACAAAATGTTGCAACCCTCATCAAGCAACTCGGAGATATCTCGAGCAAACTTCAAACCTTCTTGTTCGTCTGGTCGCCAAAGAACCTGATAGAGAGTCATGCCATTGGACAACTCTACAGCCTCAGCCATCTTACCAAGATTGTGAGTGATATTAGCCTCATAAACAGAGACAGGTTGCGTTACCATCAAATCTACATCTAAACTCATTTTACTTCCTTAGAACTATCCGCACTATCTTTGTCTTCACGGATTTCGACAAATACTGGGAGAAACAAACTCTCCTCACCAGATTTGTTTTTAATCCTAGCATTGTACTTGATAGCGACAATCTTGCCCAGAATATTTTCCTCTTTAAGCGTCTTGCGATGCGTGTCATTGAATCCACTCCCTACATTAACTTTAATAATACCATCGGCAGATTCACAAATGATAGCACCTAGCCAATCAGGTTTCTTTTTATGTGGCTCAGTACCAACGATCTTTAGATCACATTCGAGTTCGCCTTTGAACTTAATTTGGTGTTTTGCTCGTTTATCTTCCCAAACACCTGAGCCATCTTTCAAGATGATACCTTCTAATCCTTCAGAAAGATATCCCTCGAAAATTTCAGTCGCTTCTTCAAGCGTATTAACAATATCGCTGGTAACCAGCCAAACCTTTTTATCTTTACTTGGAACTTTTTCTAACATTTGCTTCAGTTTAGCAAACCGAGTTGAGTATGGCGTGTCGCTATACGACTCACAGAATAATACATAAGGAATCATGTCCCATACTGTTG